TGACATCACCGAAAAGTTCAAGGGATTTTTCGATGGTGTTGATTTCACTCAGTACCCGGAATTCATGAAGCATATTATCATGATGCATTCGACAAACGTGCTCTATGAAGAAAAAGATGATGAGCCAGGATTCTATGTCGGAGTTCCTTTCTATTGTGTCCCAGACCATTTTTCCGTGAAGAGAGTATGTGTTGATGTTCGAAATCTGTTCATCAATTCGGGTTTGATTCCTGATGATGTCGATCCAAATTTCATCAAGCTCTTTTCAAAAATCATAAAAATAAAAGAAACTTGAGATTGGATGAGAACAGGGTCGGGCAAAAATCCGGCCCTTTTCTTTTGCCTGCCTCATTTCTGCCAAGTTACAATACTAAGAGGTACAAACATGATCCAATTGTTCAATGACGACTGTTTAGAAATTCTTCCAAGGCTGAGTGATGAAAGTGTGGAACTCATTCTAGTCGATCTTCCATATGCGGTGACTGATTGTGAATGGGATGTGATTATTCCGTTTGAGTTCATGTGGAAAGAGTTGAACAGAATTGCCAAGCCAAAGACTCCAATGGTTTTCACCGCGACGCAACCATTCACATCCATGCTTCTAATGAGTAATAAGAAACAATTCAAACACGAGTGGATTTGGGAGAAGAGTCAAGGAACAAATCCAATGGCTTCGAATTATGCTCCAATGAAATGTCACGAATCAGTTCTTGTGTTTGGAAATGGTTCGATCAATTACTTCCCCCAAATGGAAAAAGGAAAACCGTATGGAGGATTTAGTGGAGATAAAGGAATTGGTGAAGTGTATGGGAAGAATCTAAAATCGACACATAGAGACAATCCAACAGGCGAAAGATTTCCAAGAAGCGTTCAATACTTCAAGAGCGAAAAAGGATTCCACCCAACTCAAAAGCCAGTAGAATTGATGGAATATTTGGTCAACACTTATTGCTCTGAAAATGGAACCGTGCTTGATTTTACCATGGGTTCGGGGACTACAGGAGTTGCCGCTGTAAACTGTGGAAGAAATTTTATCGGAGTTGAACGAGATGATGAGTATTTCAAAATTTGTCAAGAACGAATTGGAAATGCTGAAAAGATAATGAAGAAAAAAGAAAATGGAGTTAAAAGGTTTTTCAAGTAAGTATTGTTTTTAAGATTGGAACTAAATGAAAATACAAATGCGGTTCTCTAAAGCGGATACATTTTATGATAGTGAGTTTGAACTTGAACTGGAAGAAGATGTTTCAATACGTATAGTTCAAAGAAAACATAAAATTGAATATCATGGATTTTATTGTTCAAAATCTTTCAATAATGCGATTTGCTTCCGAAAAGAAAAACCAATTAGAAAAATGATTGAAATATTGAAAGAGTTTAGGAAATACGAGTAAATAATGCTGTTATTGTCAATTCTAAATAATACTGATGGTCCTATATCTGAGAATTACCAGCAATTATTGGGCATGTAACGAGAATGAATATCTTTTTGAGTTCGGGCAATCGTCAAATTTCTACGGAACTGATAAACTTGTTGTCGACCATTGGTTTTCCGACGAAACAAATACTCTAGACTATAACATTAAAGAAAGTAGGAAACTTGAAAATAGAATTCAGAATAGAGAAGAAGATTAATAAATATTCTTTTAAGGATTACTCTGTCAATTTCAACAATATGTTAACGTTTAATAATTTCATCATCGATTATTTGGAAGGCGCAAGTAAACGAGATTCAATCAAAACAAGAAAAATATTTAAAATCATTAATTATTATAAAAATTTGGAGGCGAAGAATGAACTCAGAGATGCTTGAAAAATATTTGAGAAATTCAGTTTTGATTCAGACAGAAACTGGTACATATGATGATTTCGTTGAACTTTGCCAGAATCCGAATGAAGATAATTTGGTTTTGATTTTTATGCTTGGATATTTTGCAGCAAACCAATTCTATACGGACAAGATTCGGGAATTGTTGAATGAGCATAGATTAGAATTCAAGTTGTCTGATGTTCATGAGATTGTTAAACAAATTTCAAGAAAGCCGCTCGAATGACAGAAATCTTTGTTTTTGGTTCGAATTTAGCGGGTAGGCATGGTAAAGGTGCTGCTTTGTATGCGAAACAATACCATGGAGCGGAATATGGAGCTGGGATTGGGCTAACCGGAAATTCATACGCCGTTCCGACAAAAGATGAACATTTGAAAACTCTTCCTTTGTTCATAATTAAAGAATATATAAACGATTTCAAAACATTTGCTGAAGAACATTCTGAACTTAAATTCAAAGTGACTAGAATAGGGTGCGGTTTGGCAGGATATAAGGATTTTCAGATCGCGCCAATGTTCAAAAATTTCCCATCTAACTGTTCATTCGATCTTGCTTGGAATGAATTTTTAAACGACTAAATAATAGAAACAGAAAGCAATTGAATGAATCTTAAGGAACAATATCGCAAACTTTTGAACAGGAATGCGAAGATATTAAACGTTTGCCATTTTGACCTTGACGGAACAGCATCTTCTATAGTTGTCGCAAACGTGTTCAAAAATGTTCAGCACAGATATTTCCGATATGATGAGGTTGATGAATTTCTAAAAACATCCGACCTTTCTGAATTTGATGTCATCCTTCTCACAGACATCTCTCCGAATGATTCTTTGTTGCTTGAAGAGTTTCCAAATTCATTTTTATTAGACCATCACGACTCTGCTCTTTGCCAACACAGTCCAGAAAAAAACAGAATCGTGCTCAATGGAAAATCCGCCGCACTGTTGTGTAAAGAGTTTTTCGAATCTCTTTTCAACATTGATTTATCTTATTTGAATGATTTTTGTAAAGCTGTGAATGATTATGATATGTGGATAAATGCTGAAAGAACTGGATGGTGTTTGAATGAACTCCATTTCAGACTTTGGCCAGAACATTTTCGGAATCGCTTTTTGAATGGGAAACTCTCTCTCAGTGAAGATGAACAAGAATATATCAAAGAACGAATCACCAAGTTCAAGCAAACCATGGACAATCTTCAAATTTATGAACTCGAATCAATCAAAGGTTCATTCATCCTAGCTTCAGAGTTTGTGAATGACCTCTGTTCTGAATTGTTGAAGAAAGACAATGAAATCATCATCTGCCTGAATCCAAAAAATAAAAATTGTTCCATTCGCATCAATGATTCTGACATTCACATCGGACACATTTTGAAAGAACTTGATTTTGGTGGGGGTCATAAACAAGCAGGTGGTATACGAGAACCCGATTCAATAAAATTCAAAACCAAGCTTGACATTCTTGAAAATCTGCTCTACACTCGTTTTAGACACATCAGACGATAGGACTCAAAATTGTTTAAGAATATTTACTATGACCACTTTAAGAATGAAATGCACCTGTGGGAAATTGAAAACGGGAAGCATCAGTATCATAAAGTGAAGCATGATGTCGAATACTATGTTGAAGATAGGACTAGACAATCAGACACTACTGACATTTATGGTACTCCTGTAATTAAGAAAGTTGCCGAATCGTACAAGTCTCTACAAGAACTCAGAAAGGCAACAAAACTTTTCGAATCTGATATCTCCGAAGAAATTAAATTCCTACAAAAACGATATGGGACAAGCGAAGAACGTATTGACCCATCTCTGTATAATGTCGCTGTACTTGATATTGAAATTGCTTCTGGCCATCGCTTTTCGCTAAATCATATCATCAAAGTTAGAAAAGATACTGTAGAATCAATGAAGTTCTCAGATTTTGAAAAGCTTAAAACTGATGAATATGAAGTGTATGATGAAGAAAAACGTGCTTGGGTAGCTTATAATAAAAGCTGTTATTACCCTACAACAGAATTTCCAAAACCCGAACTTGCCAAATACCCAATTAATCTTATTACAATCAATTTCGTTAATAAAGGAAAGATTGTAACATTTGGCTCAGATCCATATACAGGAAATTCACCATTTGTTAAAAATTATATTCACGATTCCGACGAAACTCAACTCCTACAAAAGTTTATTCAATTTTGGAAGAAGAGTAAGATTGATATCGCGGTAGCTTATAATGCCCCGTTCGACTTTGGATATATTCTGAAACGGTGTGAAAATCTAGGAATCGATCCAAATGAATTGTCTCCTGTCAATAGAGTCGAATACAAAAATCCAAAGAGAATAAAAATCCACGGAATCACAATCCTGGACTATATCGATTTGTATAAAAAGTTCGCATTCAGTCCACAACCAAGCTATAAATTGGAAAATGTGGCAATGGCAGAAATCGGAGAAGGTAAAACAAAATACGAAGGCGATATATTCTCTATTTGGAAGACTAATTGGAATCTGTTCGTTGAGTATAACATCCAAGATACTGTCCTTGTTGATAAAATGGACAAAAAGAGAAAGCTGATTCCGCTAGCAATTAAAATGGCTACAGAATCTCTTGTTCCTGTTGATAGATGTATGACTACTACACTTATTGTTGAAGGATATATTCTAAAAAATCTTCACAAACAAAATAAAGTAATGCCTGATAGAAATCGTCATACTTCTGGAGATGATGATGAGGAAGATGATGAACTTGAAGGCGCTCACGTTGAAGCGTATCCAGGATTTTACAAGAATCTAATGTCGTTTGACGTGGAATCACTTTATCCACATATGGTTATGATGTATAATATTAGTCCAGAAACAAAATTATCAGAAGATGATATTATTGGAATGGATGAGTCAGAATATATTAAAACGCCTGTTCCTGGAGTTTATTATAAGAAGAATGTAAAGGGTATTCTTCCTATGATTGTCGAAATGATTTTCAAAGAACGCAAAATGTTCAAAAAGAAAATGTTTGATGCTCATGAATCTGGAAATGTGGAAGACCACGAATATTTTGATTCAATGCAGCACAATAGAAAGATTCTAATTAACTGCTTCCATAAAGATACTAAGATTATGACAGTTGATGGTATTAAATTTGTGAAAGATGTTAAAATTGGTGACTATGTTTGGAGTATAAATCCCAAAACAAGAATCGCTGAGAAGAAAAAAGTTTTAGATACCGTCGCACGTCATCACACCGAGAATCTTGTAGTGTTTGATAATGGATTTACGAAACTACGTGTTACAAAAAACCATGACATGTTAGTAACAAATATATATGGTAATATAGTAAAAACTGAGGCGCGGCAATTATTAGGCAGTGGATTCTATCATGTAGTAACACATATAGGAACAGGTGTTCAATGTTTTGGTAGAGGATTTTCAAATAATCAAATAACTGAAGAGCCTTATGATGATATGGTATATTGTGTAAATGTTGAAGATAACCACACAGTTCTTGTTGGAGAAACTGATAAAATGATTTGGTGTGGAAATTGTGTTTACGGCGTTATGGGGGCAGAAGCGTTCCATTTCTATGATATTGACAATGCTTCTGTTGTTACTGCTGGTGGAAGAGAGCTAATTAAGCATCTTTCTGAGAATGTTAATAACTATTTGAATAATTGGCTACCATCAAGAATCTCAAATTTTTACCCAGATATTCAAAACATTACTATCAAACGACCAAAGCATCCAAAGGCGGTGGTTATTGATACTGATTCCGTCGTCGGTTCTACATTAATTCGAACAAATCTTGGAGAACTTTCAATCGAATCAATTTTTGACAATTATTCTTTTGATGCCACCGAAAATGCTCCAAATAATTTCGTTGCTAATGTAAGAAAATTAAAAGCATTATCAGTTACAAAGAATCTAAAACTAACAGAAAACAAGATTACTTATATCAAAAAGCATCTTGTTGAGAAAGAGATGTTTGATTTCTTTGGAGTTGAACTTACAGCAGACCACTCGTGTATGGTTATTCGAAATGGGCAATTGATAGATGTGAAGCCAAGAGATGTAAAACAGGGTGACTTCTACATTAAATTGCTTGATGAATTTTCCTTCGTATCTAATGAAATAAAAGAACTTCCAAAATCATTAGGAGTCAAGACTGTTTGGGTTTATGATATTGAAGTAGAAGATGTCCATAATTTCTTCGGGAATGACATCCTTGTTCATAATAGTAATTACATTGACATTTCTGATTATTACTCACAAATAGCACCATCTCAAGATTTTATTGATTTCTCTAATGATTTTGACCAAAGAATCTTAACTCCATTTTTCAACAAACTGGTAGACATTTATTGTAACAAGTATAACATTCCGAACAAAATTAATTTCAAGCGTGAGAAAATCATTCTTAAGATGTTTGTCCAAGTTAAGAAGAAATATGTTTGCCAGATTGTTGCGAATGAAAAAGAAGTGTATGACCATCCGAAGATTAAAATCACTGGCCTAGAAACGAAGAAATCTGACTTGCCGGGATTCTGTAAAACTGGATTGAATGAATTGATTGATGTGATGTTTGATGGAGACATGCCGAACGAAGATGCGATGGTTGAAGTTGTTCGGAAGTACCAAAAAATTCACAAAGAATCTCCTGTTGAAACTATCGCAATTCCAAAGGGTGTGAAGGATTATAAGAAATATGATATTGACTTTTCTAAAGGATTGAAATTCATACCTGCTACACCAATTCACAACAGAGCAAGTATCAATCACAATTATATGGTTCAGAAATATAAACTACCATTAAGAGAGATTGATGATGGTGCTAAGATTAAGTATCTGTTCGTGAATGAAAACAACGAACTTCATCAGAACGTGATTGCTTTTGATGATGAATGGCCTGAATTGTTCGATCAAAAATTCAAGATTGATAGAGATGAATTGTTCACGAAGACATTTTTGGATATCAGTCAGAGAATGTTTGATGCTCTCGGATTCAAGAAAATTTCATTGAAGCAGAACAAGATGGGAATGTTCTTGAAGAAGGATAAGTAATGAAAATAGTTCTACATGTAAATAAAAATCCAGAGGTTCCGCCGATTTTTATATTTGAAAAGTTTACAACGGTTGCTGCGGTAAGCTTAACAGATTATGATAAAAACCAGATAAGGAAATATTATAAACTTAGAGATGTTGATATTGGAGATTTTAGGTCAATTACTAAGCACTCGAGTTGTTTACATGAAGTCAAATTTATTAAAAATGATGTTGGTGCTATGAAATATTATTCAAAACATTTTATTGAAACAAAATATAAGTTGGATTATAAATGTTTTGATAATTATATATTCAATTCAGATTTAATGAACTTGTGTACAGATGAAGAAATTGCTGGATTATTATATGTTGGCCGTTCTGTAAATATATTTCACCCGCTTAGTTATGATGAGTTTGTAACATGCCATAATATTGCTAAAGCTGCTAAAATTGCTGGAAGCCTTGATATAGTAAAAGAACAGATTAATGATTATTTCTGTTATAGAGAACCAAGTATGTTACAGTCATTAATAGACGTGTGGTTGTGCTAAATAGCTAGACATGGACGAACCATTCTTCCATGATATAATTAAGTAAGAGAGAAGGGAAACAATGGCAAAAATTAACAACGCTAGAATAGAAAAATATCTAAAGAATAGTAGCTTGAAGTTGGCAAGACCACTAAACAGTTCAATTTTGACAGAGGAATGTGAACCAATTGAGACGGATGTTCCAGCACTCAATATCGCATTTTCCGGCAAGCTAGATGGTGGAATTTCTCCAGGGTTCTATCAAATTGCTGGACCGTCAAAGCATTTCAAGACATCGTTTGGATTGGTAGCTGTGGCATCATATCTAAAGAAGTATGATGACTCTATCGTGTTCTTCTTTGACTCAGAATTCGGCGCAAGTATGAGTTATTTTGATAGGTTTGGAATAACTGAGGAAATGAGAGAACGAATCATTCACCTTCCATTTCAGAATTTGGAAGAGTTGAAGTTTGAACTCGTGAAACAACTTGATTCGGTTGAACGTGGTGAGCATGTCATGTTTTTCATTGACTCTATCGGGCTTTCAGCATCCAAGAAGGAAGTTGAAGATGCGCTTGCTGAGAAGAGTTCACAGGATATGACAAGAGCAAAACAGCTTTCTTCTATCGCAAGAATGATCACTCCAGTTTTGAGCATGAAACAGGTCGTGTGTCTGGCAATCAATCACGTTTACAAGACTCAGGAAATGTTCGCAAAGGATGTAGTGAGTGGTGGATGTGTCGCCGCTGGAACTAAGATTAAATTGGCTGATGGAACATTGAAGAACATTGAAGATGTTTTAGTTGGAGATATCGTATTGTCAAAAGATGGTGCTAAGCCTGTGACACATGTTTGGAACCCTGAAACTTTGACAAATGGTACTCCAGAATGTTATGAAATTGAATTTGAAGATGGATATAAGGTTGTCTGTTCGGAAAATCATAAATTTTATTTTGCTCCAGCTAATACGTGGTTTGAAGCTAAGAATATGGAAGAAAATACATCATTTTCGAAAATTTCAATGTCAACAGAATATGATGCTGGTAGCTTTTCATTTTCAAACGATACTGGAAAAGTAGACGACTGTTTGAATTTTAATAACAGAATATTTATTAAAACCAAATCAATTAAATCTGTTGGTACTCTACCAGTATATGATATTTCAGTAGCAGATTCGGAATCATATGTTCTTGAGAATGGAGTGATTACACATAATACAAAACTCGAACTTGCCTCACAGGGAATTCTTCTTATTACCCGTTCAAAGGAAAAGGATGATGATGGAGTTTCTGGGTACACTTTTAATATCAAGATTATGAAGTCTCGTTTTGCCAGAGAAGAAACAAGAGTTCCTGTCACAGTCACTTGGGATGGAGGAATTCACCGTTGGTCAGGAATGGCGGAAATTGCTTCAAAGCTTGGAGTAATTCAGGAAGGCCGAATTAGTCGTTCTAAGGGTTATATGTTCACTAAGAAGGATGGAACTGTTATTCAGGAAAAGGATTCTGATATTGACCGTGCTGACTCTTTCTGGATGACCATTCTTGCTGAGTCAAACTTCCGAGAACTTGTCGAAGCTCAGTACACGATGGGTAGTCCGGTAGAAAATCTAATTGGAGAATAAGAAAAATAGGGGGCGGTTGTCCCCTTCATTTTTCCAAGCTAGAATACTTTAGAGGAACCAATGACCGCAGAACTTGACCCATTATATTTTGAGAAACTTCTAATTCATTACATCTTCAGGGATGAGACTGTTCGCGAAAAAGTTCTACCATACTTAAATGTTGATGTTTTTGATGGTGAAGATACGATTGATATTGTAAAAGTTTTAGTTAAGTATATTGAAGAGTATCAGAATTTTCCAACTAAGAAGAATCTGAAACTCATGATGGATTCTGGAACATTTTCAAAGTTGATGGAAATTATAAATCTTGAAGATGTTGATGAGTATGACAGAGAATTTGTGTTAGACCAGCTAGAAGAATTCTTTCGCGGCAAGCTTGCTTTAGAGGCGATTCTTGATGCGAAGGATGGTCTTGATTCAGGCGATGAAAAGAAACTGATCGAATCACCAGACAAGCTTCGTGAGGCTTTGAGTTTCACCTTTGACACGAATATCGGATTGAACGTGGTTGAAGATGGTGAAAGGATGTTTGCGGCTCTCCATGACAGAGACAAAGTTGTTAGCACTGGATTGAAGACTCTTGACCAATTGATTGAGGGCGGATTTCATGAAAAGAGCTTGAGTTTGGTCTTGGCTGAATGTGTTACTGAAGATGGAATGGTTTCTATTAGAGTTAGTAAAAATCCAAACGCATTTATACAAGTTGTTGAATTTGGAAAAGATGGAATTGTATATGTTCCGCCGCAAAAGTCTTCATCAATTAGAGAATATATTAATTGTCCAATATCAGACATTCTAAAATATGTTGATGGCTACGTTGTCGAAATAACTTCTCCGGATGGATATGTTCCTGTAACACATTATATCAAGAAGGGTGAGAAGGAAATTTGGAATGTTCAGACTGATAATGGAAACTCTTTTGAATGTAGTGGAAAACATGTTGTAGATACGAATAATGGATTGAAATTTGTTGAATCGTTATTAGAAGATGATTTACTATTGACCACGACAGGTTATTCTAAGTGCTCTATTAATAAAACAGACAAGATTCTTCCAGTTGTTGATATTCGTGTAGAACACCCAAATCATAGATTCTTTTATGAAAATGTTTCTGTAAAAAATTCGAATCTTGGCAAAAGTTTGATTAAATGTGCTCTTTCTACTAATTCATTACTTCAGAATAAGAATGTTTTGTATGTATCTCTTGAAATGTCTGAGGAAAAGATTTCTGAGCGTATTCTTGCCAATGCTTTTGATATTGAATTGAACATGTTGAAGATGTTGGATAAGAACACCTTTATCACGAAGCTATCAACAATGAAAGAGCAGACTTCTGGGCAATTATATGTTGTTGCCTATCCTCCAAAGTCAATCAATTCGAATCGTTTAAGGAACATTGTCAAAGAGCTTAAGACCAAGAAGAAGTTTGTTCCTGATATTATTTTCGTTGACTATATGGGATTGATGTCTCCAAATAGTTCAAGAAAAACAGACAATAGTTATTCTGAGCAAAAGACTGTCTCGGAGGAATTGAGAGCGATTGCTGTTGAGTTTGGGATTCCTGTTGTTTCGGCGGTCCAGACAAATCGTGGTGGTTTTGGAAACTCTGAATTAGACATGACAGACATTGCTGATTCGATTGGAACTGTTGCGACTGCTGACGTGATTTTTGGTGTGACACAGACTCAAGAGATGCGAGAAGCTGGCCGTTACACTTTTTTGCTTTTGAAGAATCGGTATGGTGAGAATAAGAAGAAATGCTATATCGGGGTTAATTATCCAAAAATGAGAATCTATGATGTTGAAGAAGATTCTGGTACATCTAAAGATATTAAACCTGATGAAGATGCTACTGCTGAAATTGTGACATCTTTAATGAAAAAAGACCGAACTGCTGGTAAAAAGAAAGTTATAAATTTTAATTAGGAGATATGATGGACTTAGAAGAAGAATATGCGAAACATTTACAAAACCCTGATAATGCTCTTCAATTTTTAGAGAAGATTTCAATCAAGAAAGATTTTTGGGTTCAGAGAGATGCGGAGTTTGAACAAATAAAGAAGATTACAAAGGAGCAGCTTTTCAATGAATTATCTAAGCACGACATCGATATGGAAGTTGTTTCAAATGGTAAGCGAGTGGGGAACAGTCAATTTCACATGTTCAATCTTATTATTAGAAAACTACACACTCGCGAGCACTTGTCTCTTTCTGACATCGCTTTTTTCTTAGAAGAGGATTATTTTGATTTTAAGAAAGTAGTAGCGTGTTTTAATGAAGAGAACATGTATTTGCTCAGAGAAGAAATGGTGAAGAGATTTAATTACAAGAAAAAGAAAACAAGACTTAAGGAATTTATAGAAAATAGCGATGTTTGATGAAAGAAAATTATACACATTGATGGTGAATCTTGACGAATACATACTCGGAAAAGATTCAAACTTATACAAAAATCGGTATAATATTAGAGTTAGTGAGAAGTTGATGAAGTGGTTGAAAAATGCTATAACGTTTTATAACAACAATTACTTCACTCCAAAACAATTGATGCTGTTTGTGTGTAATGGGCTTTTGTTTGATGATAAATTCCACTTCAAATTCAAAGATTGGGATTTCAAACACATCTCAGATATAGATAAGAAATTTTCTCCGGAACAGCTAAAGCAAGATAAAAAAACAATAGATGGTATTTTGAATAGACATGGTATTGATTTAGAATATTTGATGACCATAAATAATGTTGGAGAAATGATTGCTTTAGAGCTTGTTCTACAGAAAAAAATCTCCCCTATTTTTGTTATACGGTTCAAAGATAGGATTGTGCGAAAGTCGAAACCTTCTGCGGAAACTATACGAAAGTTAAGAATAATAAGCGCATTGGAAAGTGTTCTAAAAACCGAATTGTTGAAGAAAGATAACTAAAAGGAAAATAAAATGGCTGAAAGAAGAAAATTTAATTGGGGTGCGATTGCTGAAGAAATGGGAAATGCTGAGAAGAAGAACTTCGGGAATCAGAAGGAAAATGATAATCGTCTTTATCGTCCAAAGATTAAGGATGATGGCACGTTTGAAGGAATCATTCGTTTCGTTCCTTCACCAGACACAGACCTCCCATTCGTGATTGTTTACGACCACGCTTTCCAGGGTCCAGATGGCTCTTGGTTCATTGAAAAGTGCCCAAAGACCCACAACGAGGATTGCCCTGTTTGTAAGCACGCTTCTAAGGTTTGGAATAGTGGTGATGAGGAAGCTGCTCGTCGGCGTTTCAAGAAGATGACAGTTTATTCAAATATTCTGGTCATCAAGGATCCCCAGACTCCTGAGAACGAAGGAAAGGTTTTCTTGTTCAAGTATGGCAAGAAGATGTATGAGCAGATTAAGAACACAATGATTCCTCCAAAGGATTCTATTGACGAGCCTGTGATGGTTTTTGATTATGACGAAGGTGCGAACTTCAAGCTAAAGATTGCTACTAAGATTATCAATGGTTGGAATGGAAAGAAGACTCCTGTTCCTAATTATGACGCATCTCAGTTCATGTCAGTATCAAAGCTTCCAGACCATGTTGTTGACACTGTTGAGTCCAGCATCTTCCCTCTAAAGCCTTTCGCATCCCGTGACAAGTTCCTTTCAAATGATGAACTTATTGCGAAGCTGAACAAGGTTGAAGGTCTTACTGCTGGTCCAGTTGCTTCAAAGCCTGCTGAGAAGGATCCTCTTTTCCAGTTTGATGATGAAGTTCAGACTGAGAAGAAGCCTGAGAAGAAGGTTGAAAAGAAGGAAACGAAGCCATCTGATGACGACGATTTCTTCGCACAGTTCAAGTAATTCAAAATCTTGTTGATATTCAGGCCGGGAGTCAAATCTCGGCCTTTTTTTATGAGAGGGTTACATGTATATACGAAATTTTTATGAAAGCTCCAGAACTGCGAAGAACATCAATTTTGAAAGTATCATTAAGCAAGTTGAGAATCCTGTGAACTATGAAGACCCAAAGAAATCTCCACTAATTTACGGATTTTCGTATAAAGATGGTGTTGCTCTAAAAGAAAACGCAGTATCGGTTGAATATATTCTTCTTGATTATGAAAAAAGCAAAACCATAGAAGAATTTATAGAAGAATATAAAGAGTTTCAGTTTTATCTTTACACAACAACAGGGTATAAAATTAAGGATGATAGTGATAGATATAGAGTAATACTTCCTTTAGATAGGTCATACACAATTGATGAGTATGAACCTTATTGTAAAAGAGTCAAATCAAAGAACGGGAATTCAGTTCTTTCATGGTTTTTCGTTGGTTGTGATTTGACTTGCTTTGATATAAACCATGGACAAAGAGTTCCGGCATTTACAGAACATTATAAATTCGTAATAAATGAAGGCCGAAATTTCTCATTATCAGACATTCCTGAAAGTTTGATGGACCGATTCAAGAGAGAACTGGCTATTGAAAAACTAAATGAGAGTTCAAAAAAGATTCGTAAATATAAGAAAACGGTTGATTATACAAAAGAACAGACTGAAGAATATTTTGAAAATAAGCTTGAAAGAACGTTGATAAGATTGAATTCCGAAAACACGTTCAATTGGAGAAAAAGCGGAACCGGGCAAGGAACTGACATGTGGTTGTTCAAAGCGGCATCTTCTCTTGTCAAATGCCGAATGAGTAGAAATGAAATAATAGATACGTTATTGAACTTCACCCACGGAAAACGAAAAAAAGAAATTGAACATAAAGTAGATGAAGCGTTTAGGAGAAATTGAATGAAGTTGTATCATGGTGATTGTATAGACGTGATGAAGAATATTAAAGATAATAGCATTGATTTGATTGCTACCGATTTGCCATTTGGAGTTGTGAAGTGTGATTGGGACATTGTTGTTCCTTTTGATAAGCTTTGGAAGGAATATAAAAGGATAATTAAGCCTAATGGAGCGATTGTTCTAAACTCACAACAACCATTCACGAGCCAGTTAATTATTTCAAATCTTGATTGGTTTAAGTATTCTTTGATTTGGGACAAGTCACAGGTCACAGGATTTCTCGACGCAAACAGAAAACCGTTGAAGCGGCATGAAGATATTTGTATTTTTTATAATAAGCAGCCAACTTACAATCCTCAATTCACTCAGGGGAAAGCATATAAAATTGTCAGGAATCCGAAGACTTCAAATTATGGAGAACAGGACGAAAAGACATCAACCGAAAGCTCTGGGAGAAGATACCCAACATCCATCATTTCCATTCCTCAGAAGCGGGAACAAGGCGGGCATCCAACACAAAAGCCTGTAGAATTGCTGGAATATTTGATAAAGACCTATTCTAATGAGGGTGATACGGTTCTTGATTCTACCATGGGTTCGGGGACAACTGGAATCGCTTGCTTGAATTTGAAGAGAGAATTTGTCGGGATTGAAAAGGATGGAAAATTCTTTGAGATGGCGAAACAAAGGCTAGAATCTCATGAGCAGACAATGTCATCTTCAAACAACCTAAATAAATTTATCAGAAAGGCGTAGTTTGGATTTTACACTTGTTACATGCTCATACAACACGCCTGAGATAACTTTGAATATGCTAAAATCATGGTTATTCAAACACCCTATTGAAAAAACAAATTTGGTGCTGATGGAAAATTCTACAAATGAAGATACTGCTAACATTCTATCATCATTAGGAATCCCCTTTTACAGAAGACCATCAACCACCCACAGTATCGGTGTTAATGAAGCTTTGAAACTATGTAAAACTAAATACGCATTGCTGGTTGATACAGACATATTATTCAACAAAAATATAATTCCTCTTCTTGACAAGTTCATTTCTACAAACTATACTTTATTAGGCGAGAGATGTGCTGACCGTGGCCAATTCCATCTCTTCCCAAGAATTCACCCGTGGTTTTGTTTCATCAACATCGAGCATCTGAATAAATTTGGTATTTCGTTTCATGACCAAAAAAGAATCGATGAGACGAATAGCAATCAATTTTTTCAGCACGTTCCATTAGCACCAAATAATGAAAATACCAAATATGATGTTGGTGCGACGATGTATGAAGATGTTGTGAATTCTGGATTGAAAATAGGGAATTCGAAATTTGACGATGTTTGGTTCACTCATTATGAAGGTATGAGTTGGTATCAAAAAACAGGAAATGCGCTTCTATCAAAAATTAGAGAAGAACGATTAACTCATTACTTAAGAACTGTTAAAACTTTTGAACATATTGAACTGAGAGGAAGGTTTGTTTGATTAAGATACTTACAGGACATTCTTCATACGGGGGCTCTACTACAGCTTTTATAAACTTAACAAACCTATTTAATAAGAATGGTATTGAATGTAAGCTGTATGGTCCTCACGAATGGCACTTAACAAAATGTAATGCCGGTATGATAAATTCTGTAGAAATAAATCCAGACGATACAGTTATTGTTCATTATTTGAATATACCTACTCGTATTCAATGTAGAAAAATGATTCTTAGTATTCATGAATTCTCTAGCATTTTTAACGTACAAACATTAAATCTAAGCGTGTTTGACTCATTTCATTGCGTGAGTGATAAAGTCAGAGAAGAACAGAATATTATAAGAAACTATGAAATAATTACAAATGTTATGGACGACTTGAAGCCAAATAAAAAGAATGATGATAAAGTAGCAGGAATTATAGGAACAATACACCCGATAAAGAATGTTCACGTATCTTTGCGACGGGCATTAAATGATGGTATGAAGAAAATATATATTTGTGGCAATGTTGGAGATGCCGAATACTACAATACAAAAATAGTCCCATTCTTACAAGCTTGGCCCGGAAAAATAAAGCATTTGGGATATTGTGAAAATAAACAGACCATGTATGATTTGTTAACAGATGTATACCATAGTTCTGAATTTGAAACGTGGGGGTATATAAAAGCTGAATGCGCTCTCACAAATACAACATACCACGGAAATGAGAAAACTGATGGAGTGTTGTATATGAATAATGATGAAATACTAACAAGATGGATGAAAATTATATGAACGATATATTTTCGGATGCTTGCTATGTTATACAGCATCGCGATCATTCAAAAAATCATGACAGAACTCGTAATTTAATACAGGTTCTAAAATATGTTCGCAGTATATCAAAATACATTGAAATTCTTATTATTGAACAAGATACAAGCAAATCATCTGAACTTGAAACTATTGCGGCGGAATATAATGTCAAGTATGAATTTTTATACAATCCGGGACTATTCAATCGTAGTTGGGGATTTAACTTTTCAACAAGAGTAACTGATAAGCAGAAATTGGTGTTTGCTGATAATGATATGCTAATTGATAATGAGTGTTTTATTCAAAGTGTTACATTGCTAGATATATTTTCAATAGTTAGGCCGTATAATGGATATTCTAATGATTTAACCGAAGAACAAACACTCGCATATATATCTACTAAACAAATTGGCCAGGGAATTATTAGAAATATTCACAACTTGTCTGGTGGGGTTATATTGTTTAATAAGACTACGTTTGAACAAATCGGAATGTTTGATGAACGGTTTGAAGGTTGGGGTGGAGAAGATGATGAGATGATGTTGAATATTCAAAAATATGCTACCGAAGGTTCCGTCACTGTAGCCACATTAAATCACCCAATAACACATCTATATCATTCTAGAGAAATTTATGATGGGAACTCTCAGCCAAATTATAACAAAAATGTCTCATATATAACAGATGGTAACAGAAATTTCGGAATTATAAAACTTGGAGATGTTAATAAATATAGGGGGCTACCATGAGTGATTTTTCAATAGGTATAACAACATTCAAACGTAGGGAGCAATATTTATATTCTTTAGTCAATAATATTCGTAATCAGACAAATAGAGATATATTAATTACAATAAATCAAGATTATAAAGAACCAGCAGACTTCGGTTATATTAACAGAATTTATAAATTTGTTTCGGAGTTTGATAATATTTTTGTATTTGTATTTCCTACATTTACATCATTATCAAAAATGTGGAATACTATTATTATAAATTCGCAGACAAAAACAAATTTGATTTTGAACGATGATGTTGTTATATATGATAGGTTTTTCAATTCAATTAACAATATAGATGTTGATAGCTGTGTAAAAATAAACAATACCTTTGGGATGTTTTTTATAAATAAAACTTGTGCTATTAACTTAAATTTTTTTGATGAACGACTTCTTGCGTATGGAGAAGAAGATGGAGATTTTGTTTGGAAATACGAAACGACGTATAAGAAGACTATTCCAACAATCTATAATAATCTTATTGAAAATGTTCAGGAAGGTTATAGAGTTGAAAATAAATTGTCTAAGATTGATTTGGGTCATCGTTTGGTTCCCCGTTTTAATAGAGAATTGATTCAAAAAATGTATAAACCAACAAATTCAGGAGTGTCAGGTATGTTTGGAAGTCCATCATATAAAACAACCGAATTTCCAGACTATAAGCAATATCCATACGAAATGTTTAAAGACGAAAATTTTGGTAACTTGTAGGAATAATATGCGTATTAAATTATTTTGTAATTGGACCTCGTGTTTTAACTTGCGAGAAGAATTTAAAAAATATTTCAAGAACGAATACACGTATGATGATTTAGAATTTGTTACGGAAAATCAAGAATATAATATTGTCATAAATTATACAAACGAGAATATTGATTTAAAAAAAACAATTTTGTTTCAGTGGGAACCTATAACTACAAGAAATTCCTGGCCATTTTTGTTTTCAAATCCAAATCCTGAAAATTTCTTAAGATGCTATGATATCAAAAATCATCACAATATTGTTTGTTGGTATTTTAATAAAACATATACTGAATTACAGAACGAAACGATTTTAAAAACAAAATTATTTTCAGGCATAGTGTCGAATTTATCAAATTTGGAAGGCCATTACTTTAGACGGTGCTTTGTCGAAAATTATTTAATGAAATTGCCATATTATGAACATTATGGTAGAGGATATACTGAAATACAAGATAAAACAGAAGGTTTGTTTCCATTTAAGTACACATTTAGTTGTGAAAATAGTTTTGAGAGAAATTATTTTACTGAAAAAATAGTTGATTCGATAATGTCGGAATGTGTTTGCTTTTATGATGGATGTCCTAATATTGGAGATTTTTTTCATAAGGATTGTTTTATTAAAATCGATGTTAAAGAACCACAAGCTTCAATTAAAATTATTCAAGATAGTATTTATAACAACGAATATGAAAAAAGGATTGATAATATTCGGAAGGAAAAAACCCGAATTTTGAACAGTATGAATTGGTGTGAACTTGTAAAAGAAGCATTGGACGAAGCATGAAGATATTGTTTCATGATAATTCTTTATCTTTTAGAGGCACAACAATCGCCTTGTATGATTATGCGTATTACAATCAAGAAATATTAGGAAATGAAAGTGTAATAACATATAATATCAATGATGTAAATACAAATCAACGGGTTTTGGAAAAATTTAAAAAGCATTTCAATGTTGTCGCGTATGATAATTTTTCAGAAGTTGATAACATTTTACAAAAAGAAATGTGTGATAAATTATATATTATAAAATCAGGAGAAACGAATTATCAAGTATCCAATTGCCGGGATACATTAGTTCACGCTGTTTTTCCTCAGAGCATTTCTCAAAAACATGGAACTCGTTACGCATTTGTTTCGGAATGGTTATCAAAAGTATGTTCAAATTACAGTATTGATAATGTTCCTCATATGATAAACATGGCAGATACTAATGATACTCTTAGATCCGACTTAAATATTGGACGTGATGATTATGTATTTGGTAGATATGGAGGTTATGAAACATTCGATATTGATTTTGTTAAGGCGGAAATTATACATAGCTTAAATACATATAACAATTATTGGTTTGTTTTTATGAATACTGAAAAATTTATAAACCATCCGAGAGTTTTATTTTTACAAGCAGATAGCGATATGATGATTAAACGTAAATTTATAAACACTTGCGATTTTATGATTCACGCTCGTTACCAAGGAGAATCATTTGGACTATCCGTTTTGGAATTTGCTTGTTTAAATAAGCAAATAATAACATATGGAAGCTCGCCAGAAAATTCACATTTGATGTATCTTGGAAACAATTGTTATATTTATAATAATGCGACAGACCTTAGATATATTTTTGATAATGTACAAAAAAATCAATTTGATACATACTATTTGAATGATACATTCTCCCCTAGAGTAATTATGGAAAAATTCAATAAAGTTTTTCTGGAAAATTTATGATCGTAATATCTACAAAATATACAGATAGATTA